ATTTGCAGAATGGGCAGCGGCGAACGGCAAACGTGATGCTGGCGAATCTGGATTCGGAGTACGACTACAACGTCAACAACGTGTGGTTTGGACAGCAGATCGCCATTGACGAGGGCTTGATTTTGTCTGACGGCTCTGACTTTTACATCCCGCAGGGCGTTTTTTACATCGCGGAGCCGCAGGAAACACTCTATCCAAACGCTCGGACGATGGAATATCCGTTGGTAGACAAGTGGTCCTATCTGGATGGCTCACTGTTTGGCCGGTTGGAGTCCACCTACGAAGTGCCGGTGAACACGAATATTTTTACGCCAATTACGGCGCTGCTGGCGCTCGACCGGGGCAACGGATACCCTGTGGACAATGTGACGCCGATTTTCACGGAATATTACAACGGCAAGACACAGACGCTTCCGAATGGGAGCACCGTGAGTCTCGTTCTTTCTCCGTACACCCTGCGCGTCGACAGTGACGAGGGAACCTATGCGGATGTTGTGCTTGGGCTGGCGGAGATGGTAAACAGTTGGGTTGGCTATGACTCAAATGGTGCGCTCAGAATCGACCCGTCCCAGGATGACATTCTTGACACGACGAAGCCGGTTCTGTGGCAGTTTTCCACAGATGAGGCGGAGCTGCTGGGCGCGACGTATGTGGTGAAGAACACAGAGGTCTACAACGACTACATTGTGATCGGTGAGCAGACATCCGACTATGCACAGGCGGCCGGCAGGGCCCAAAATCTCGACCCAAGCTCGGACACGAATGTCTATGCAATCGGGAAGAAGACCTTCCGCACGACGGCGGCCGGATATTACACGAAGAAGCAGTGTGAAGATCTGGCAGCGTGGAAACTGAAACGGTCGACCGTACTGCAGAAGGCTGTGACGATCTCCTGCAAGCAGATGATGCATATTTTTGAAAATAACCTCGTTTCAATCTGCAGGAGCGATAAACCCGGCGCGCCGGTGGAGCGGCATCTGATCCAAGGCTATTCCCGGCCGCTGACGAGCACTGGTAACATGACGATCTCGGCGACATCGGTCAACGACCTGCCGATTGCAACGATTACAGGATGGCCGGCATGAGGAAGGTGGTGAGAGGATGGCAAAAAAGAAGGCTCCTGAAACGCGAGGAAAAGTTTTGAAGCTGCGAGACGGCAGAAAAATTCCGGTAGTTCGGGAAGATGGACGGTATTGGTACTGCGGGAAGACACGCTTTTTGAAGACGAATCAGGATGTTTTGGATGTGCTGGATGTGAAGAAAGGAGAGCATGACGATGCGTAAACTGTGGAGCTGCCCGAAGTTTCAGACGACAGAGGAAACCATGGTGTTTGGCGTGAGCGCGTGCATCCAGTTTTGCAGCCGTAAATGGGTCCCTCCCCCTTGAGGCCCGGATGCGGGCCAAATACAGATAGATTGATGGGAGAATGAAATGGAAGCATTCAAAAACATTGTGACGGTGTGCGGCGGAGTGACCACGATCGGTGCGATTTTGATGGTTTTTGCAAATCTGTTTTTGTGGATGAAGAACCTGAGAGAGGGGCTGAAATGCCAGCTTCGGTCGGACATGCTGCACACCTACTATAAGCACAAGGACGAGAAGAAGATCCGGCAGTATGAGATCGAGAATTTTATCTATTCCTACAAGGCGTACAAGGCACTGAAAGGGAATAGTTTTATTGACCAGATCCATGAGGAAGTGAGCGAATGGGAGGTTGTGACCTGATGAAATCTGTGGAGAAGCTGTGCCGATTGGACTGCAGCAAGAAAATCCTGATTTTCTCATATTTCGTGCTGGCGGTTTTGATCGTGATCCATCTGACCGTCGCAGACATGGCCTCTTTCGCGACCATCGTTTGCGCGTGGATCGTGGAGTGCGGTGCGGCGACCGGATTTTATTTTTGGAAGGCCAAGAATGAGAACCGGTCGAAGTATGCGCTGAAGTTCATCCGGGAATTGGCTGACAAATACGGGATAGAATCCGTGGCGCGTGTTTTGGAAACTGTTTTGAAGGACTAAGAAAGGCGGAAAATGCTATGAACAAATGGTGGGAAACTCTGATCGCGAATCTTTTCAAGGTAAAGTCTCTGGTGACGATCATGCTGACGGCGGCATTTATTGCGATGTCGCTTCAGGGGAACGTGGAGCCGAAGGATTTTTACTCGATCATCGTAATGGTGCTGACGTTCTACTTCGGCTACCAGAGCGCGAAGGGTGAGGATGGAATCGGTGGAAAGGATGATGGCGATGGTTCCAATTAAAAAGATTCTGGCGCACCGGGCCAACTATGGAACGAAGCGTGCCGGGGCCGTCGAGTGGATCGTGATGCACTACACGGCCAACGACGGCGACTCCGGAGCTTCCAACGGCAAGTATTTTCAGCAGGCATTGAATCCGGTGGCAAGCGCACATTATTTCGTCGATGACAAGTCCATTACGATCTCCGTGCCGGAGGATTATGTGGCGTATCACTGCGGGGCCGACAAGTACCGACATCCTTTCTGCCGGAACTACAATTCCATCGGGATTGAGATGTGCGACACGAAGCGGGATGGGCGCGTGATGGCGACGGACAGAACGATTGCCAATGCTGCTGATCTGGCTGCGATGCTCTGCGAGCGATACGGCCTACCGGTGAGCCATATCATCCGGCACTACGACGTGACCGGGAAGCTCTGCCCCAAGTATTGGGTGGACGATCCGCTGGGGATCGTAAAATTCCGTGAGATGGTAAAGGAGAGAGTTGAAATGGTAACGAAAGCGAAGATGATCGTCGATGGACGAGAAATCGAAGTGGAGCGGATCTTGAAGAACGGGACGAACTACATTAAGATCCGTGACATTGCGACGGCGCTCGATTTGAAGGTGAGCAATAAGGGTAATATCCCGGTGCTCGAATCGAAGAAGTGAAAGAAACTCCGGGAGGGTAGAACCTCCCGGAGCTTTTTTACGGTTTTCCATAGAATACCGATTCGCTCAGGTTGATGTGCTCAATCTTTGCTCTCAGGTTCAGAATTCTAAGGTATCTAAGCATGGATTCCACCTGACATTCCAGTATGTGGACGGAGCAGGTTGGTGTGAAGGTGAGCGTGTCGGCACGATATTTTTCAATCATGCGAGTCAGGCTTTCGAGGCGAATCCGGAGCTGCCAATATTCGGCGGCGAAACGCTCTTTGTAGTCCTCACTGCACATCAAGAAGGCCGTGTTTTGTAAGTCTGTCATGGTTGTCTCACCACCTTTAAGCTGGCATATAGAATCCCATCGCGTTCTTCCCATCTGATAAAATTTCTGTCGTTGAGTTGCTGGACAAACTCACTGACAATATATCCACGAGCAAATTCGTCGATATGCAGGCATTTTGCGGTATTCATATCATAATCAACGTTGATTGTTTCAACCGGCCGAGTTACCTGCACCAAAAGATTTGCATACTCTTTGCAATGAACGCATGGCGCAACATATCCGCCCAGCTTTCGGATCAGCCATCGTTTGAATTTAGTCCACATCTTTACTCCTTCCTACGGGCCCAGTTGCAGTATCCGTCATCACTTGCGTAGTCAACAAGACCGCTGCCAAGTGTTTCATGCACCATAGGGCAAAAAATTGTTCCGCGCTTGTCGCATTCCTTACAATGCACCACCAGAACCGCATCCACAGTTGGCTGCTCGTCAATCAATTCCGCCAGCCATTGCACGCCAGCATCGAACGTGTCTTCTCGCCCTTCCGTATCTGTGTAAGAAATGACCTCTAACTTGTCCGCGTCAATCAACCTCATGGTTTCTTCCTCCATCCTGACGTTCCCCATAGGAGCAGAAATCGTGTCCGTTGGTATCAATATCGTGCTCGAAACAGTGTCCGTTCGGGCTGTCGATAAAACCGACGTTTCGCTTCCAGTTCTGGCAGTCCTTACAGCGCACGACGGGCTCGGCCTCGACAGTTGGGGTGTCGTCAAGCTGGCAGATGCAGTTGAAAATCGTCGAACCTTCTATGTTTTCTTGCTCGTCATCGCCGGAGTTCATCCCGGAGATCCAGCCCTCCATTTGCTCTATCAGATCGCACAGCGCATCCGTTACATCATTGCCATAGAGGAGTTCTTCGTAACCGCAGCCGTCACCGCTGCTCAATTTCTCCACGTCTAACCCGTACCGTTCGAGCCAGAGGCCAACTTCGCGGTCAAGAGCACTTGCCTTACTGGCATATAGTGCAATTTTGTGCATCTTTTCTCTGATTTGTCTCGGAATCTTCATCCTGCTCTTTCTCCTCCACTTCCTCAAAGTAGAACTTGATCGGTTTTACATTCTCAACGACATTCCCGTAAACCACACCGATCTTGTAAATGTAGTTCTCGCGGAGCTTGCGGGGGATCTCCGCGATATAGCGCCGGAAGGTTTCCAGCGAGTTCGCCCGCTTGTAGTGGTTGCACATCCTGCAGCTGGGCATGAGGTTTGAGAGATCACTGCTTCCAGCATCTCCGCCGTCCCACGCCCGCAGAGGCCGGAAGTGGTCTACCTGCATATCTCGGATGGCGATAGACCGACCGCAGTAGGCGCAGTGTCCATCATATTTCGCATAGACGGCTTCCCGCGTTTTCTTGCTGAAGCTCATGCATTGCCCTCCATCGATTCCTGAACTTCTCTAAGATCGAGCAAGGCGACCTTCTTTCCGCTCGGTGTCGGCTGATTCTCTGCAAACGTTGTCAGATGAATGTTCCAGTGATCTGGCTTAAAAGCGACGCCGTTTCGCATGAGTTCAATGTCTGCATCGCCCCGGCAAGGAAGAACCACCACGCGGCCCTCTTTGTCGGCGCACATCAGCTCCACCATGCGCTCGATGGAGTAGCCATACTCTGAAAGTTCCTCCTCGATTTCCGCAGCCTTTGCGGCTCCGGTCGGAGACAGACTCGAGTTTTCATAGGCCGCAAGGCGATCCACGAAATCCGCTTGGTATTGTACGCCGCCAAAATCAAGCCGCCAGTGGCCGTCTTTGAAATACGTCAGTCTTTCCATCATTCGGTCTCCTTTTTGATCCTGTGAAATCTCATCTCATCCAAATTCCAATCTGGTGGGTATCGATACATGTCTACGACCGGAATATCTTTTCGTTCACCATCCACCATCATCCAGCCTTCGTGAATCTTGGTGTCTGGCGTGACCTCTGGCGGATTTTCCGGGTCGATAGCCACAATATACCACGCATTGATCGGCTCACCGGCCCAGACCGGCAGGCCGTCCATTTTCACAAGCTCCTGCAACGTCAATGGAGTGTTTTCCATAGGAATGGTTCCTCCTTTGCTTACCTCGCATCACGAACCCTGAAGAAAACCGTGATGCTCAGTTCGTAGTCATTTTCAAAGATTTCCCGGATACCGATTTCTCTCCACTGAGAGCCGTGGTCATAGGATTGCGAGACCAGGCGATCAACGATCTGGTTCACGACCTCTGTTGCAAATTGTATTGAGCATTGCTGGAACTTGAAAAACGTGAATTTGTAACCGAAATCAGTTTTCAGCTTTTCGTAGTAAACGTCGATTACATCGTCGACTTTGAGACGCAGTGCGGACGGGATAAACTCGTCATTCGGAATATAAAATTCAATTTTCATGATTCTCCTCCTTAATCGGCACGAGCCGCCATTTCAGCCATCCATTCTGTGTGTCGCGCTGTGCGCTCAGATAATACTTCTTCGACAGCTCATAGAGTTTGTGGATGCAGTAGGGTTCATTCTTCTGGCAGTAATCGCCGTCATCCGCATGCTCAGAATCAAAATGCTCGCAGTCCGGGCAGACAAAGGTACGGCACACGTCGGCGCAAGCATCCAGAAAGTCATCCGAGGTCATACCTTCCCACGGATCAACGTAGTCCAACAGGAACGTAGAAACTGCATCGCACTCCATGTGTGTTTTCCAGTCGTACACATCGCCGTCGAATTTGTATGTGTCATATCCATATTGTTCGCCCGGTTTGATCTCCTCACAGCACAGAGAGCATCTGTGCAGTTTCCGAGCAGTCCGCGTCTCGGATCTCAAAAGTTCAGGCATCATGGAA